GGTTGCGCTAGCCATTGCGGTGTTGGGTTCGCTGCTGGTGGTTTAGGTAGGCGATCCAGCCGTTCATCTCGTGAGCTGGCATCTGGAGGACTTCGTGAGCGAACTTGCCGAGACGATCCGCGAGCGCGTAGACGGCGAGGAGGTCGGCACCAGCCTCGCCGCCGGCTAGTTTTTTAGCTCTTCAGCCTTCGGCGCATCGTCGGCCAGGATGGCGTTTGCCACTCGCGCGAGGACGTTGGAGTCCGCGCGGTTGAGCAGCACCGCCTTGTCTTCGATGGTGAAGAGCTTCTTCCCGTCCTCGCTCGTCGCCTTCATCAGAAGGATGTCGACGAGAAGCTCCATATCACTTTCGCGGCTCTTCTTGTAGAGGCGCGCCTTCTCGGCGAGCGTGACGGGAGTGGCGTGGATCGTCAGCTTCCACTCGGGCACCTCAATCTTCTTGGTGCCGAGGGAGGCGAAGTGTTCGCGAACTAGGTCAATTGCGTCCATCCTTCACCTCAGACCGTCAAAGTGGACAGCGCGCCGTTGCCCTCGATGCTGATCGAGCCCTCGACCATTCCGTCGAACGCGGCGCTGATGTCGAACTTGGTCACGATGCCGCTGCCGGAGTAGTAGGTCGACGTCGACGCGATGCCCTCGGGATAGAGGTTCACGGTCACGGTGGATCCGATGGTCAGCGCGATCTGGCCGGCATCGACCTCGTCCCAGTAGAGGTCGCCGTTTACACTCCAGGTCTTCAGAGTGGCCTTGCGCGTGCGGTAGGTGTCGCCGATGACCGAATCCTCGACGACGTCGGAGGAGTGAGCCAAGGAGTAGTTGCGGAGCTCGCCGATGGTGGTCGACGAGATTTTGACGGTGCCTTCGCGGCCTAAGTGGTTCGCCATTTTAGTCGGTGGTTAAATAGATGCAGGAGAAGGTGTGACGAGCGACGCCCCAACGACGCTCCTCGTCAGGCTCGATCACATAATCGACAGACGTCAGAAGTAGGTCATCACAGACGCCGCCCAGGGTCACGTCAGCGAGCACGGCGGCCTCGACCGCAGCCGAGCCCGTGTCGAAGAGGTCGTCGATGATCGTCGTCGAGCCGGCGGCCTCGGCGGTGAAATACTCGACCATCACTTGCAAGGTCCGATACTGCGTCCGATTTGACGGCGCCAGCGTGCGAACCTCGACCTGCTCATTGACGGCGTAAACAGCCGCCGACGGGAAGCTCGTCGAGGCAAGCGTGTTGTTCCGGCCCTTGAGGAGATTCGCCGTGGGCACGACGCCAGCCTGCGTCAGCTTGAGCCCGATGGCGTTGCGGATGTTGGTTCGGGTGCTCATCGTGGCATATTCTCCTGCACGACGCCGGCCCCGCTGATGCGCGCGAATCCAAGGTTGACGGCGCGATTGGCGAGGATGGCGTCGACTTTTTTTAAGGTGATCTTCGCGCGAAACTGCAATGCCGCGTCGATGTAGCGCTCAGGGTTGGGCACCTTGATGTTGGTCGCGGTGCCAGTCAGGAACGGCTTATCTCCGGTGAAGTTGTGCGACTCGACGCCGGCCCGCGCCGCGTGACGACGCACCCAGGCTGGCACGCGCTGGCCGGTGGCGAGGGTCGCTGCTGCAAATCCAGCCTTGGCCCAGCCTACCTTCTCCTGCACCGACTTTAGATAGGAATCGGCCGACGAATTGCTGATCCACATCTGATCCTGCACCTTCCAACGGCCAATCGTGCTTTGCGATACGAAAGGCACGCGCCCGTATTTGTTGCGGTAGCGCAGATGGAACTTCCGCATCTCGTCGTTGGATGCGTTTTCGCGCCAGAACTTAAAGTAAATGCGAATCTTCTTTGATCGTTCCCATCCTAGGTTGACGCTTGCCGTTTCGCTGCGTGCTCGCTTTGGCGGCGTGATCGTTGAATTGCCGATGCGCTGGAAAAGACCGATCGACGCATAGCGCGCCTTGCTCTTACGGCGACCTCCGAACAAGTCGGATTTGATAGAGTTCTCGCCTTGTTCCTTCGCTGCTTTGCTTAGTCCTGCGAACTTAGGTTTAGCGCTGTCTCTACCTTCGGTGGTCGTAGGCGGAATGATCATCATTATCGAACGTGCCACGTTTCCGCCCTCCTGTTTAATCACCTTGCCGAGATCAACACGCGCGGCCTGAGCGAGCCGCTCAAGCGCCAGGTCGAGCTTCCCAGAGTTGAGCGTGACGTCGATCATATCACCTTCACGATATCGATCTCGCAGCCCGCGCCCTCCGCGTCGAACCGCACCTGCTCCACGAAGTAGGTTGTGCCCGCCCGCACCAGCGTCTGACTCTGCGCCGGCGTGCCAGTCACCGAGGAGGTCGTGAAGAAGACCGTGAACTTCACGTCGTCCCGGCGTTGGTCCTCGAACTCGTCAAAAAGGTTCCGGCTGGAAGACCAGACGCCGGTGATCGTGCTGCCGAGATAGGAGAACGTAATGCCGGCTTGCTCCAGAATGGCGCCCTGGTCGAGCGCCAGCTGCACGGGATCGAAGTCGCGGACTGCGGCCATACTTAATCGCCAACTGTCACAACTCGCGAGGCCGGCGAGAAGGCGTCGTCCTGCGCCACGCCAGAGCTTACGTGCCAGAACTCCTTCCGCACCGCGCCGGCGATGATGCACGGGGATGAGTTGATGGTGAACATCTCCTCGGCGTCGCGGATGATTCGCGGCAAGTGCGCCGGCGACTTAGCTCGTAAGATCATCGTCTGCGGAACGCGCCAAGTCAGGAGCTTCGCCTCCTGCGCCTCGTCCGCGAGGAACACAATCGGCCGCTTGGCGACCCGCCGGCAGGCTTCCATCAGCTTGCCCGCGTGGTACTGCTTGCCTTGGCTGTAGCCGAACGGCGCAAGAAGGCAGATCTCGCGAGTGAAGCCGTAGTCCTCCAGCGGCGGCTGCTCGTCGATCAAATCGAACTCGGGCCGCTGGTTAAGCTGCGCGAACTCGGGGAACAGGCCAAAGACGAAGTCGCCCCACGGTTTCCCGCTGGCGCGGTACTCGTCGTAGCGGTGCGGCCAGATCTCGAGCTCGAGCACGCGGCCGAAGCGCATCTTGTCGCGCTGCTTCGGATCCGAGGGCCGCACGTAGCTCACGCAGGAGAAGAGCCCCCAGTAATGATCGAAGCACTCGACGTACACCGAATGACCTTGGCCGGCCATATGCCGCGCAATCGGCAGGATGCGGATGATGTCGCCGAGGCGCTGATGGTAGACGATGCAGATTCTCACGCCTTAAAGACCATCGTAAGAATGTTCGGCCAGTCACCATCATTCTTGCGGACGACGTCCTCTGGCGAGCCGATGAAGACCGGCCGAAGCCCGTTGATCGCCATTACGTTCGCCAGCGTTTCCGGCGTGAAGTGCCAGAGATGCTCACCTGGGCGGCGATGCTTCCAGCCGTAGAACCACTTCGCGCCTAGCGCTGGGTGATACCACGGCACCGAGACGATCACGCCTTCCGCCTTGAACTTCGGCAGTTGCTCGAAGTGCTCGAGCGAGTCAAAGAACGTCAGCACCGGCCAGCGCTTCTTCTGCCAGTTCGGCTCCACGCGCACGAATGACGGCGCAGGATACGGGGAAACGTCGTAGCCAAAGCAGTCCACCCACGGACTCCGATCCTTGACCGCTCGCAGGAAGGCGCCGGTCCCATAGCCGATGTCGCAGACGGCCTCCGCTTCGGGAAAGAATCGCCGGAACAGCGCCGCGCGGATCTCCGAGAGCTCGCGCTCGGGGTACTTCTCGTAGCGCGCGACATAGGCGTGATCGTATTGCGCGTGGATCGTGCGGTCGCGCGACATCAGCGCGTCCGTCTGGTTGTGGATCCGGTACTCGTAGAAGAACTGGTTGCTCACGGCGTGGTCCATTTCGGATCGGCGTCAGGGTTCCGCTGCTTGAAGAGCTCTAGGCCGGCGTCGTAACGCTCCTTCGTATTGTTGTGCTGGTAGGTCGCGTCCCAGTTGCCCTTTTTGAAGGCTGGGTGCTGATGCTCGAAGCGGTAGCGGTCGCGCGCATCGATCACGACGCCGTCGCGCCAGGCTCGGTGGCTGAACTCATTATCGCTGAAGACCGACTCGTAGCCCTCGTAGAAGAGCTCGCCGCCCTGCTGCTCGAAGCGCGCGCGCGAAAGGATCGCCATACAAAGGAGCGGGCCGGTGCGGTGGCCGTCGTGGACCGCGATGACGAGCGGCTCCTTTTGCAAGTCGCGCCCCTCGACAAGCGACAGAAGCTTCGTGTCCCAGCCGATAGGCGGAACCCAGTCGTCGGACAGCTGCACGATCAGATCGCCGCGCGCCTTCTTGGCTGCGAGGTTCCAGGCTGCGACGCAGGAGCGCTTCTCCGAGACGACGCTGAGGAACTGCTTGCTCATCGTCACCGACTCCTTGTCGTCGGCGTCCACGGCGAAGACGTGCTCGATGCGGGTCGGATCCTGCGCCAGCCCGAGCCAAGCCTCTCGGCAGGCGACGGCCTTCGACGTGCGGCCGCGGGTCGCGTGAACAAGCGATATCCGCGGATGCTTGCCGAGATGGAACTGCTGCTGAAGCACGTCCGCTCGAGCATCCAGCCCAGCCAGACGGAAGGCGCGGGCGGCCAGATCGTAGCCGGCCCAGCCGTAATACTTGGCCTCCGATGTCCACGGCTTGTCGGCTCCGATTGGCTCGCGGTGGCGCAGCATCTCCTCGGCCCACCAGCGCGCACGCGCTCCGTCGTTCTTCTCGAAGAGCAGGAGGATGATCGCGGCGTAAGCCTCGCGGCACCACGGGAAGACGGCGTGCGCTTGCAGCGCGTAGCTCATCGCCTCGCGTGAATCGCCGCAGAGCTTGGCAAGGTTTAGCAGCGCCTCGTAGCGGAAGGACTGCTCGAGGTTCGGGAAGCTTAGAGCGATCTTCCCGAACTGCTCCGCGGCCTGCCGATTGCCGGCGCAGAGGTGCTCCTGGTGGATGTAGAAATACTGGGTCGGCGTCTCCTTAACCGACTGCCCGAGGATGCGGAGATTGCGCCTGCGGTTCTCCTTCTTGACCGACTTCGGCGCGTGGACCCAGACCGGCCGCGGCCAGTCCTCGTGCTTGTCGCCGGGAAGCAGCAGAAGGTTTTCGTGTACGTCGTGGTGCCAGACGCGCCCAGCCTCGAAGGCAGAGCGGCGGATCGCCCGCTCGCGGTGCAGCTTCTTATTCGTTCCTCGAACGTCATAAGGACAGCGCACCATCAGCACCTCGGGCGCGACGGTGCGGAGGAGATCGCGGAAGTCGTGCGCCTCATCTAGCAGATCGTCGCAGTCGGACCAGACGATCCAGTCGCCGGTTGCCTTAGCGAAGGCCGCGTTGCGGGCGCGCGCGAAGGAGTCGACGTGGTCCCACTTCTCCGCGCCGTAGCCGTTCCGGTACTCAGCCCCGCGGAAGTCCTTGCCATTCTCGCGGCACCAGGCCGCCGCCATCTCTAGGGTCGCGTCGGCCTCCTTCGCTCCGATAGCCCGCACGATGCAGAGCTCGTCGAACACAGGCGCGAAGCTCGAGAGCATCGCGATAATGTGCTCGGCCTCGTTCCCGCAGATGACGCAAAGTGAGA